AGAAGGCGACCAAGAGGAATACCAAGCGCGTCTGCTCGATCTTGGAAACCTGCTCGCCCGCTTTCAGCGCAACGAAATTGCCCGGCTCAGGGCAAAGGCGGAAAGCAAGCGCGTGGACGAGCTCGTCCGCGACGCCGAAGCCAAGCGCCAAAGGTTTGAGAAAACAACCGGTGAAGCAGCCAAGAAAATCCGCAAAGGCAGGAAGCTCACGGTCGAAGACATCAACCGCATCCGTGAACAAACCTTCGGGCTCCCGCCCATCGAGCCTAAGCCTGCCGCCGGTCATTCAGCTTAGGCCGTATCAGCAGGCTTGGGTTGATGACCATTCGCGCTTCAAGGGCGCGGTGAAATCTGCCCGCATCGGCTTCACCTTTGCCAGCATGGTGGAAGCCGTCCTCGATTGCCTGCAGCGGGTCACCACCTGGACGGTTTTGAGCGCCTCAAAAGAACAAGGCAAAGAGGCAGTGGGCGATGCCGGGCGGATCATCGAGGCAATGGGAGCAGCGGCGCAATTGTACGAAGAACCATTCGCCGACGAGCTGGGCGAGTCTTCCATCCAGCTGACGCGACTCCAGCTCCCCAACGGCTCGCGCATCATTGTGCTGCCGGCGAATCCCCGCACAGCGCGCGGCTACCCCGGCAACGCCATCCTGGATGAGTTCGCCCACCACGATCAGAGCTACTCGATCTGGGCCGCGATCTCCCGCCAGGTCTTGCTGCAAGGCCATAAGCTGCGGATCCTCTCTACTCCCAATGGCGAGCAGGGCAAGTTCTTCGAGCTCGCGCGCGAGTTCGGCTTGGTAGATGGGGTCCCACCTGCGCCCAATCCTGTCCAGCGCAAGAATTGGTCCTGGCACTGGATCGACGTCCGCATGGCAATCGCGCAGGGATGCCCGATCTCGCTCGAGGACGCGATGGATCTTTACAAAGGCGACCCGGAGACCGCGCAGCAGGAGCTCTTCTGCGCTTTCTTGAAGGCGGTGGGTTCGTGGCTTTCCTTGGAGTTGCTGGCCACGGCCGAGGATTCCGGCGCTACCCTCGACTGGCCGGCAGGCTATAAGCCGGTTGGACCGCTTTTCCTGGGAGTTGACGTTGCACGCGACGGCGACCGCACCGTCGCCTGGCTGGACGAACACATCGGCGACGTGGCCTGGACCCGTATGGTACTGCCAATCCACGATGTGCCCTTTTTTGGAAAGAATGGCAAGCTCGGCCAGGCGGAGCTGCTCGAGCCCTGGGTGCGTCTCGCCAGCCGGACGGCGATGGACTGCACCGGAATCGGCCTCGGCCTGTTTGAATATCTGGACATGAAGTGCCCGGGCCGAGTGATGGGGATCAACTTCGCCGGCCTAAGCGACAAAGGCGTCAAGATCAAGACCGACTTGGCCGTGCGCACCAAGAAGCGCTACGAGCAGGCCAAGAACCGCATCCCCTATGACCTCGACATCCGGCAGGAGCTGCTGGCAATCAAACGAGAAAACACCGCCAGCGGCGTGAAGTTTGACGCCCCCCGCATCGAGATCGAAGGGCCGACTGCCGGTGGGCGGAAGAAAAAAGTCTATGCCCACGCCGATTCATTTTGGGCCCAGGCTCTCGCGCATTTTGCCGCCGAGTCAGCCCCGATCTCCACTGACTTTTTGGCGTCGGGGCGCGGGCTGGCGACCCAACTTGGGCCCGACTTCGGCGGCGGCAGCAGCGCCTACCTGGCTTCGCAGGGGTTTTGAGAGATAGATGAGCAGCACACCACAAGTCGTTCCCAGGCCGCCCAAGGGCGAGATTGTCACGCCCGAAGTTCTGCGCGGCGTTAGCCTGAACCCAACTGCCTTCAGCGGTAGCCTGAACCCTTCGATGATCTGGCAGCAGATGATCGCCGACAGCCATGCCGCCTTTGCTTACTACCGCGAGTTGTTGGAAAAGGATGACGTGATCGGGTCTGCTTTTGAGATGCGTGGCTTGCGGGTGCTGGCCCGCGACGCTGCGGTGCAGTCAGCCGATGAGAAGAACGATCAGGCGAAATTGTTTGCCGACCAAGCCGCCGCCTTTCTCGATACCATCCCCAATTGGCGCGCCTTGCGGGAAGAATTGTTGCAAGCTCCCGCGATGGGCTTTGTAGTGGCGGAAGTGGTTTGGCGGGTGGAACTCGACGGCAGCATCGGGGTGGAAAAGATCGTCGGGCGTCCGCAGGAACTCTTCAGTTTCGGCCCTCCGGGGCAACCACAGGGGGGCGAGCTCCTCTTCTCTCGCTTCCCGGGTGCAACCGGCGAGCCGGTGCCGGCGCGCAAGTTCCTGGTGCTCACCTACGGCATGAAAAACGGTAACCGCAAAGGCTCGCCGATCCTGCGCAAAGTCTTCTGGCCCTCCTGGTTCAGCCGCAACGCTTTGCGGCTCGACCTGAGCTTCCTGGAGAAGCCCTCCGGGACGATCGCTGTCCGTTACCACGAGGGTGCCGACGACAAGGAGCAGAAGAAAGCGCTGGCAGCGGCCGAAGCCATCTTCAATGAGACGGCGGTGGCCTTCCCTGAGGCTTTCCAGATCGCGCAGGAGTTGCTGACCACCAGCCGCACGCGTGATGGCAAAGACTACGGCGAGTACATCGACCGCCTGGAGGCTCGGATCAAGCGTCGCATTCTCGGTCAGACCCTCACCACCTCCGGGGCCGAAGCCGGGGCAGGCTCGCGCGCCCTGGGGGACGTCCATAAAGAGACTGAAAACGAGATTGTCCGCAGCGACGCGCTGCTGCTGGAAGAAGCGATCAACCAGCTGCTGGGCTGGTGGGGGCAGTGGACTTTCGGGCCGCAGTTCCTCGAGCGCGCCTTCCGCCCCAAGTGGAAGATCGAGAAAGAACCGCCCAAGGACGCCTCGCGCCAGCTCGACATCATGACCAAAGCCCATAGCCTCCGTATTCCCATTCCGGTTGCCGAGGTCTACGAGAAAGGTCAGATCCGCCGGCCCGAAGAGGATGAGGCGGTGCTGCCGCCGGCGGTGGATCCGTTTGGTAGTGGGGCGACAATCGGACCGATACCCGAGCTGGAGGAGGCGGAATGATTCCCGCGCTCCAGACTCAGCCTGCTATTCCGGGAGCGGTTCTGTTTGCTTCTCAACCGCCTTTGCCGCGCTTCCGCATCAGCACACAGGTGCGCAAAGAAAACCGCGAAGCCACCCGCGACGCGGAGAAATTCTTCCAGGCGCTGTTTCTCTCCCACGCTCGCTTTGTCCATTCCCTCGAGCGCGAGTTGCTGGAAGCCGGCCAGCTCTGGTTGAGCGGCAGAGTTGCCTTCATTCCGTTCCAGCTCGCCCAAGCGTTCCACACCTTCCGGGTGGCGGAGATCCTGGCCGCAGCCGAAGTCGCTGGCCGCTTGCGCACTCGCCGCCAGGCTAGAGAAGAGGTGGACGACCTGAGCGATGAAGTCAGCGCTTTTGCGGAAACTGTCCCGCGCTCGGTGGCGGTGCGCGATGCCGTCAGATGGATCCGCAGCCTGCCCGCGGTCCCCAGCGACCAGTGGGAAGCCTTTGTCCGCAAACACCAACGGGCAGCCTTCTCGATCGCAGGGGAAAGCCGGACAGTGGTGATCGAAGCGGTGCGCGACCTGGCGGCCGAGTCGTTGCAGTCGGGACTCACACCGTCGCAGTTCAGTAGCCTGGCGCGCGATATGCTACGGCAGTTCCAGGCTCGTCCCGGCCATCTGCGCACGATCTGGAACAACACCGTCAGCAACTCGCTGCGCGCCGGCCGTTACCAGGAGCTGCAACGCCCGGAGATTCGCCGGGTGCTCCCGTACTGGCTCTTCGACGCCTACCAGGATGCCGCTACCCGCGACAACCACCGGGCCATGGATGGCGGCATTGCTCCGCTGGGGTGGTCAGGCTGGGCCAGGTACGGTGATCCCCTGGGGCACCAATGCAGATGCAGCCGCAGCGCCATCACCGCTGTTCGGGCAGAGGGCCTGATTGCCAGCGGCATGCCCTACAAAGATTTGACCGTGAGCATCCCGGCCGGTGCCGGCCCGGATCCCGGCTTCACCAAATTCCCGATTTGAGGAGGCAAGCATGGGCAACTTCAACAGTCAGTGGCTAGAGATCTTCGAAGCCGGTGACTACGGGGACAAGGGCAACTGGACGACCAAGAAGATCGACCAGGTGGTGGCAAACCTGGAAGCAACCAACCCCCAAGGAAAGCGGCTTCACACGCCTATGGCTGTCTTTGGGCACCCCAAACACGACGACCCGGCTCACGGAGCGGTCAGCGCCTTGAAGCGCGAAGGCGAAATCCTGCTGGCGCAGTTCACCAAGACCAGCGACCACTTGGAGAAAAGCGTCCAGGACGGACGCTTCCCCAACCGCTCGGCCGCGTTCTACCTCGATCCTCAAGGGAAGGGACCGGTGCTGCGCCACGTCGGGTTCCTGGGCGCGATCCCGCCCGAAGTCAAAGGTTTGGCCCCAGTTCAATTTTTCGATGGCGGCGAACACGTCACCATCGAGTTCAAGGAGGAAGCAGTGAGCAAACAAATCACCGAAGAAACCAACCGCACCATCCGAGAGGCGGTGAAGGAATTCTTCGCCGAACTCTTCGGGAAGAAAAACGAGCCGGCCGGCGCCACCTTCACCGAGGCACAGCTGAAGGAGCGGATTGATGCGGCCGCCCAGAAGCTGCAAAGCACTTTCCAGGAAAAGCTGGACGGTCTCAAGAAGAACTTGGAGGAACGTGTCAGCACCGACGACGGCGAGAAGGCCAAGCTCAAGGTCTCGGCTTTCATCGAGAAGCAGCGCGTCGCCCACCGCTGGGTGCCGGCCTTCGACAAAGGCGGTCTGCCGGCCGTGCTCGCGCATCTGGCGGGCTCTGACGCCACAGTCAGCTTTGGTGAGGGCGACAAGAAGAAGGAGGTCAAGCTCTACGATGCCTTCACCACCTTCCTCGAATCGCTGCCGGAGCTTGTTCCCATGGGCGAGCTGGCCACCAGCCGTCGCAAGGCTGGCAAGCTGGTGCAGTTCACTGAGCCCCAGAACCCGGACTCGGTGGACCCCGATTCGATCGCCCTGGCGGAGCGAGCGGAAGCGCTGGAGTCGGAAATCCGCAAGGAGAACCCGACGTTCAGCGAAACCGAAGTTGCCCGCCTGGCTCTCCAGCGGGCCCGGCAGGGAGAGCCCACCGGCTCGATCTCGGCTGGGAAGGTCTGAAGAAGAGCGACCCTGCACGGGTTGAACGGCGCAAGAGGCCAAAAGGAGGAACACGAAATGGGACTGAAACCAGTTGGGGGGCTCCCGCCCCATAGCTTTCGCGGCGAGGGCGGTGCCATCGGTGCCGGCCTGGCGGTGATGGCCGGGACAGCCAAGGACCAAGTCAAGCTGCCCACCGGCGCCGGAGTGCGCGCGGTGGGAGTCAGTGCCAACAAGACCAGCGCGGCGGACGAACCCGTCGGGGTGCTACCCCTCGGGGAAATCGTTGCCATCGCCGGCGGAACCATCGCCCGCGGCGACCCGGTGCAGGTGGGCGGCACCAACGGCCGGATGACCGCAGCGGCCCCCGCCCTCGGAGTGAACGCCGACATCGTCGGCTTCGCGCTAGAAGCGGCAGCGGCCGATGGCGACGAGTTTCTTTTGCTCGTCAGCCCCGGACGCATCCAGGGCTCGTAAGCATAGAGTAAAGAAGGAGCTTTACAGCTAAAGGAGGACACTAACGTGCCAGGCTTAATTGTCGACCCACAACAGGGCCACATCGACGTGGCCCAGTCGAACTTTGCCCGTAAGTACCGCAACCCGGGGCTGCTGGCCGAGCTGCTCTTTTCCCGGATCACGGTAATGGAGCAGACCGGAAAATTCTGGCAGTTCGGGCGCCAGAACCAACAGGTCCCGGACAACCCTCTTCGCGCTCCGGGAGCGGCGGCCGAGCAGGTCAAGCAGACCATCTCGACCAATTCCTACCGCGCCGAAGACTACTCCCTGGCCCGGTTGATCACGCAGGAGGAGCGGGCCAACTTCCAGGCCGGCAACGTGGACCAGTGGGCCACCGAGATGCTCACCGACCGCATCCTGCTCGACCTGGAGAACCGCATCGCCAATCTGATGGGATTGGCCGCAACCTACCCCAGCGGGAACAAGGTGGTGCTCTCTGGGACCGACCAATGGAAGGACGCGGGCGCAGTGGACGGGACCACCTCGAACCCGATCGACGACGTCATGGCGGGCCACGTCAAGATATCGGAGATCGGAGTGAAGGCCAACACGCTCTTCCTGGGCGTGGACACCTGGCGCGGGCTCAAAACTCACGCTGACATCAAGGGCCGGGTCTCTCCCACCAAGTTCGGGGCTGTTTCAACCGAGGACATGGCCGCTATCTTCGAGGTGGAGCGGGTGCTGGTAGGCATCCCGGTCAAGGTGACACTGAACCCAGACGGAACCGTGGCCTCTGTTGCCAGGCTGTGGGACGCCAAGAACGCCATCCTGGCCTACGTTAACCCGGGGGCCAGCTTCGAGGACGTGAGCTTCGGCAAGCTCTTCGTCTGGGCGGCTCCGGGGACCAGCGGTGGCTTCGGGACGGTGATCGGCCCCGCGCCCTGGCCCTCGCGACAGGCGGACGAGCTGAGCGTCCACTTCTACTACGACCCGAAGATCACGTCGGACATTTCGGCGTACTTCATCGAAAACGCGGTCGCGTAGTCGCGGCGCTCTGGACAAACTCTTGCCCCGGTCCCCGCATGGGGGCCGGGCGGTTGAACGAACGGAGGAAGCAATGCGGACCTTTACCGTGAAAAGTCATATCAAGCACGATGGAAAACTCTATCAGCCGGGCGAAACCATCGAGCTCAGCAACAAGCAGGCTGCGGCCGTCGGTTCGGCCGTGGAGGGGCCGGCCTCTAAGGCCGCAGCCAAAGCTGAGGTTGAACAGGAAGAGCCTGGCACCGGCTCTGAGAAAGAGAAGGGTGGGCGCCAGCCATCGAAGACCTTCCAATTTCGGGCGCTCAAGGCCTTCAAGTTCAAAAAGCAGGAGTACAAGAAGGGCCAGGTGATGGACTTGGACTTGGTTGTGGCGCAAGAAATTGGCTCAGAGCAGATCGAGATGGTTGATCCGGAAGCGTATCACAAGTACATGAAGGAACAGCAAGCCGCCAACCGGGAGCGCCAAAAGCAGGCCGGCGCTGGGCGGGCTGAGCACTGAGCACTGAAAAATGGCCTACTCGACCCAGAGCAACATCCTCGAACGGATCACCGAGCAGCAGCTGATCCAGCTCACCGACGACAACAACCTGGGCCAGATTGACGCCGCCAGGGTGACGTCCGCGATTGCGGCCGCCGACGGCATCATCGACTCCTACGGCGGGCGGCATCAGCTGCCGCTGGTGGGCAACGAGATCGTGGAGAAGCTCTCGGTCGATCTGGCTCTTTACGAGCTCTACAGCCGGCGCGGAGTTGTCTCAGAAACAGTCAAGGACCGGCGTGACCATGCCATCAGCCTGCTCAAGTCGGTCTTGGCCGGGCACGCCTCCCTCAACCAGGTCACCAAGGAGCAGGTGGGCGCGCGTGAGGTCCTGACGCCTGACCGGACCGCGCAGGAAGACAAGCTCCGATTCGGCCCCGACAACTTGAAGGACTACTAATGCCGAGTGTTCGCAGAACCTACAACGGCCGCCAGGTGCAGCAGATGCTGGCCCGGATCGGCAAACGGCTGGGGAACCTGCGCCCGGTGCTGCAGAGCATTGCGGAGGAAATGTTCCGCCGCACACGCGCGGCTTTCCAACAGGAGCGCAGCTCCGAGGGCGTGCCTTGGCCTGCGCTCACTAAGCGCTACGCTCGGCGCAAGCTCAAGCGCTTCGGGCCCAGAAAGAAGCTGGTCGCCGGCGGAACGCTTTTGCGGGGGATCCACCGCGGGGTGGATGAGGCCCGCGGCCTGGCCTACGTCTCCACCCTTGATCTGCCCTACGCCCGCATCCACCAACTCGGCGGGCGCGCCGGGCGCGGCCGGCGCACGCTCATTCCGGCCCGGCCGTTTCTGCCCTCAGCGGCCACCACCGAAAAGCTGGCGCTGGAAGCGATAGAAGAAAGTTTTACTCAAGCCATCGGAGGGGCGCAGTGATTCATGCCGGCACAGCCGAAAATCCGCGATCTCGAAGACGCCCTGATCGCAGTGGTCGAGAACGACTCCGCCATCAAAGCCTACGGCAGGACCTTTGCCACCGTCAGCTCCGACAACATTCAGGAGGAGGAATTGGGCAACCAGCGGGTGATTGCAGTGGCTCCGGCCTTCCTGTTTTTCTACGAGGAAGGCGCCCTGCGGGCGGTGGACACCATCACCCGCAAGACCTACGACTACGCCATGAACTTTCGCATCCTGGCCTACAACCGCAACCTGCGCGGTCCGGCGGAAGAAAAGAAAGGGATCGCTACCCTGGGCGAGATCGGAGTCTACGACATGCTGGACGATCTCAAGCGCGTGCTGGGCGGCGCGCGCCTGGCAGTGCCCGGTGTGAGCTCCCAGCCACAGGTGGAGCTGCTGGCGGAACGCTTCGACAGTATGTCGGCAGACGGCACGGTGCTGTCACTGGCCGTCCGGGTCCACACCGAATTCCAGGGAGAGTGAGATGAAGCAGCGCAACGATTTGGTCAAAGTTAAAGCCAAGGCCGGCCTGGTGGCCGTGGGCACCAGCACCTATCACTATATGTTTCCGAAAGGCGGTGAGCCGGTGGAAGTGCTGAGATCCCATTTCGCCGGACCTCACTTTGACGCCGTGCGAGAACGGCTGGAAGTGCTGGAAGACCCGGTGGTGGTGCGTGATGTAAAGCCTGACCCGTCAAGTCTGCCTGCCGGTCGGGCAACCAGGAGGACATAATGGCATTCGAACTTCAACGAATCCGCGACCGCAAGCTGGCCTTGAGCTCGCGCAAACAGACCGCGATCGGCACCGCTTTGGCGGACGCCCTGATTGACGAGCGGGGGCGCCAAACCGACACGGCCGCGCGCGCCATCACGAAGGAATTCCGCTCCGACCTCGACCAGATCAAAGGCGACGAGTTCGCCTCCGATTTGCAGGAACGCCGGCGGGACCTGCGCTTTACTTTGGCCGCAGACCTCAATTCCTGGCTGGCGGCCTTTGCGGCTGCCTTCTGCCTCGGCAAAGTGACCACCACCCAGCCCGACTCTATCAACGACCCCAACGCCTATGAGCACACCATCATTCCCACCACGCCCCCGACTGACAGCGTCTTGTTGCCGGTGACCACGTTGAGCCAACAGGTCAGCGCCGACATCAATGAGAAGCTGGTTGATATGGCGGTGCGCAGCATGACCCTTTCCGGGGCCAACAGCAGCGCTGCGCTCGGCTTGAGCATTGAGATGATCGGCTCCGGCCGCGCCGAGGCTGGAGTGGCCAGCTATCCAGCGCTGGCGAGCCCGGAAATTGGGCTGCTCTTCAACTCCGACATGGTGATCTCGCTCGGCGACGAAGGCGCCCCGGTCGATATCAGCGACCGCATCCAGGACTGGGGTGTCACCCTAACCAACAACTTTGACGAGAACCTCGCCTACTACCCCGGCTCGGGGCTCTATCGCGGCCGCTTTGCCCACGGAGACCGCCGCTTGAACGCTTCCCTCGGCGTGTTCTTCAAAGACGTTGACGACATCAAGACGCTTTTCGACGGCACCGCGAAAAAGGAACTCAAGTTCAAAGTCGAGGGCCTGCTCACCACCGGCGGGGTCGCCATCAAGCACAGCCTGGAGCTCCGCCTGCCCGGCATCCGCATGACGGCGGTGGAGCCCGCCGATGAGAGCGGCTTTGGGCTGTGGCGGATCGAAATCGGACCGGAAGGCGTGATGCGCGGCGACACTCTGACCGAACCATTCCAATTCAAGATCATCAACGAGGAGGCGACTTTCCTGGCCACAATCTAACTGGACTTGGGCGGAGCCTGGCTTCTCCGCCTGTTTGAGCGCCAGCCTGGCAAACGCCCGTTCCCCCGCCGGACCGAAGGCGGGGCGGGCCCTGGTAGAGAAACCAAATTTCAAGCGGAGGTTTTTCTGCCATGACCAACGAACAGACCAAACAGTCAACCGATCAACCCACCTCCGCCGAAGCTACGGCGGGCGGGCTTCTTCCCCTCGATAGTTCCGAACGCACGGTGCGGATTCGAGAGCTGCTGGGCTCCAAGCCCAAAATCCGCCGCCACATCTTTTCTCCCATCAAAGAGAGAGATTGGTCTCTGTTCTTCGCCCACCTGCGCGCCAAGCGCCACCTGCACGAGGGCCGATTCAGCATCGAGAGCAACAGCGATCAAGCCTCCTGCAACCTCTGGGATCGCAGAATCCTCCGGATTGAAGGCTACCGCGTCGCCGACAAACCCTCCCAAGAGCAACCGATTGAATTGTGGCGCAGTCGCGTTCCCGTCAGCCACAAAGTCGCCACGGTCGAGCTGCTGCAAGAGGTGGTGCAGGCGGACGAGTCGCCCGACGATTTCGAGCTGGGGGCGGAAGAGCTGCCGGTCGTGCTCAGCGCCAACTGGAATGGGCGCGTCTACGACCCCCTGCTCCATCTTTTCCGCGCACCTGGCCAAGACGAGGAGATGCGCTTTCGACGGCTGGACGCGCAGTCGTTTGAAATCAAAGGCTCGCGGGGAATCTCCTGGTTCCTGCCATCCGTGTTTGAGCCCCTGGTTGAGCTCTACAACAAACTGATCGTGCGGGCAGAAGGCTACGCCGTGGCGGGCCAGCCGCTCACGGAGCCCGCCCGCTACATGGATGCCATCCACAAGATCACCGCCCTCGCCCTGCTGTTCCGGCCTAATCCGATCAAGCTGGAGAAGGAGGAGGAAAGCATTGCGGCTTAGTCCGATTGGAGAAAACACCGAGCGCCTGCGCAGCTCGATCGAAGAGATGCTGCTGGCCCACTACCGCGGCGACGACCAGGTCGCAGCCGTTCCGCCGCCCGATGCGAAGTGGATCAATCACTTGCTAGATCTGCGGGCGAGGATCGATACCAATGTCTTGTACCCACGCGATCTGCAAGCAGTCGAGTCCCAGGGGCTGGTGCTGCTCAACCAGGTGATGGAAGAGCTGAAGGCCCGGACGAAGTGTCCGCACTGCCACCTGCCTTCAAAGACCTTCACCCACTGCGAGCACTGCAAGCGGCCCATTCCGGCTGGAGGGAAGAGCTGACCCATGGCCAAGGCCCGGATTGATATTGAAGTTGTTCAGGCGGGGGTAGCAGAGCGCCGCCTGGCACAAATTGCCCGGGCCGAGCAGCGGCTCAACGTGCAATTCAAAGGCGGCGTCATCACCTCGGAGCAACTCCGCAAAAGCACGGACCGGCTCAACCGCGCTAAGGCGCTCCTGACCCGCCGCCTCAATACCAATTCCGCCTCCCTACGCCGCGGCACCCGCGCCGCCGCCACTATGACCACCACCCTCGGCAGCCTGCGCTCGATCGCGCTCGGCGTCGGCGTCACCTTCGGGGCCTGGCAGGTGGCGCGCATCCTTGGCGGCGCCCTACGGACAGCAGCTGAATTTGAGGCAGGGATGAACCGGGTGAAGGCTCTGACACAGGCTACGCGGAAAGAGTTTTCTTTACTGGAAGAGAAGGCCAAGACTCTGGGCAGCACTACTGTCTTCAGCGCTCGCCAAGTTACCGACGCCATGGGATTCCTGGCCCAGGCAGGTTTTAGCGTCAATGAAATTGTCGGCTCAATGCGTGACACTCTGAACTTGGCGGCCGCTGCCGGGCTCGACCTCGGCACCGCAGCCGACATTGTTTCCAACGTCATGTCGGGCTTCGGCATCCGGGTCGAAGAGCTGGGCTCAGCAGTGGACGTCTTGGCCAAAGCCTCCATCAGCGCCAACACCGACCTGCTGCAACTCGGCCAGGCTATGAAGCTGGCCGGGCCGGTGGCAAAGCAGTTCGGCCTGACTTTCGAGGAGACCACCGCCGCCATCGCCCTGATGGGCAACGCCGGTTTCCAGTCCACCCTCGCAGGCACAGCGCTCCGAGGTGCTCTGATCCGTCTTGCCGCCAGCGCCAAGAAGTTCGGGATTGACGTCTTCGACGCGCGCGGCAAGTTGTTGCCCCTGGTCGAGATTATGAGGCGCCTGCGGACAGCTGGCCTGAGCGACACCGAGATGTTCGA